TTCCCAGAAGAAATCAATGAATTATATGAAAAATTATTCACCTTAAAGAAATTAATTTTTAACGAAAATCACGATATCATAATCAAGAATTATGATGTTGAACTATATGTTCAAGATAGTAAAGAAGAACACACAAGTAGTGGTGTTTATTCAATATTATATGATGATTGGATTACAAAACCCGAAAAAACAAACCCATCAATAAATAAAAAGACATTAATGACAAAAGTAAAATCCTGGATGGATAAAATAGATGAGGTATTGGATGAAATTAAAACTGGGGATGAATTAGAAAAATCAAAAAAAATTTTGGGTGATTTCAAAGATAAATTGAAAAATTATAGGAAGTCTGGTTTGGAGAAAAGTGGTGAATTTTCATATGAAAACTTGGTATTTAAATTTCTTAGACGTAATGGGTATATTGAGAAATTATTCAAATTTGAGGATAAATTGATTGATAACAAATTATCATTAAAAGAGAAAGAGAATTAATATTCATTTTGATATATTTATAAAGTAAATAAAATAATAAATAACTAATATACAATGGCAGATTTACAACCACTAGGAAGTGAAAAACTTCAAGGTATGGACAAACTTAAAAGAATTATGGAAATAGCTCGTTTTAGAGAAGCTACACCAAATTCTATAAATGAAACATCTAAATCAGAATATAGTTTAACACTTGCAGATGGTAACGAGTATCAAATCGTTAGAGAAAAATCTGGTTATATAATCAAACAATCAATTTCTGAATCGGTTACTGATTATATTGCTCCTATGCAAGATAGAAAATACTATAAGTCATATTCTCAAGCATTAAATAGATTAAATTTAATGGCAAAAGAAATGAACACTCAATTTAGTAATGAATTAGGGACTGAACTATTTTCTGAACAAAAGAAATTTGTTTTAAAAACACCCGAAAAAAAAAATTTTAACATAACTGATGACATTGAAAATGTCCCAGCCCCTAGTCCAACCCCATCACCTGAAACAAGTCAAGAACCTATGATGGATATCCCACAAGATGAGGTATCACCAATGGATGATATGGAACCAACTACAGATGTTGATTCTATGGACTCTATGGATGACCGTACAACACCATCAATAGGTGGCGAAGAAGGTATCGTATCTTTTAAAACAATTCAAAAATTAACTGGTAAATTAGGCCAAAAACTAAGAACATTAAATTCTAAAGATGAAAGTAAAATGTCATCTAAAGATATTAAGTATGTTATCAACTCTATTTTATCGGCTCTAGATTTAGAGAATTTATCTGATGAAGATAAAGAAGATATTATGAATAAATTTGAAGGTATTGAAGCTGAAGATGGTATGTCAACTGAAGAACCAATGGATACCGATGAATTTGATACTGAAATCGATACAGATACTGAAATGGGGGGTGATGAAACTGGTATGGAAGATGAAATAACAACATCAGAACTTGGTGAGGATTCTTGGAGTGAATCAACTTCAGAGGAAACAAACGAAATGGAGGACGATGACAAACACATTGGTAATATCGCAGATTCTATTTTTGTTGAATCTAAAATAGATAATATCTTATCCAAATATTTTGTTGTTACAGAAGGTGAAAAGAAATTCAATTCAGAAATACAAAATGAAAGAAAAAAATTAAAGACGGGTGAATTAAGATTCGAAGTTAAAAGACTTTCAGAAACCAATATACAAGAACAAAAAACAATAAAAATATTGAAAGAAAATTCTGGAGCTAAATTTATTGGTAAAACAAACAAGAAAAATTTAGTTGTTGAAATCAACAATAAACAATATAAAATTTCTCCTTTTGGTAAACTTATATGAATTATTTAGTTTATGTGAATGGCTTAGGACCAAACTATAAAGGAGACAATATGTATGAGTTCATTTTTTCAAATGATGTAAAAAACATTTGGGATGATACTTGGGATGCAAAACCATCTAATGGTTATCCAAAACCACCTAATGTTGATTACATCAAAAAAGTCGGGACTTTGAAAAATACCTCAATTGAATTTGAGCTGATTCAAAATTCTGATTTTTTTAGTTTTATAGATTCTATTGATGGTATCATAGCTTTAGCTTGGGAAAAAGAAAATGATGATGTTGATTTCACAATAAAAAAACGTTTAGTGTTTAGTTTTGGTGATACGGAGCAACAAGTAAAAGATAAATTATATGAACGAGATGTCGTTCTCGAATTTGAAAAAAACATAGTATATGAAAAATAATAAAAAGAAAGAATTGATTACTTTAGGTATCTCTTTAAACACTTTGAACACACTTAAAGAATCCGAAATTAACACATTACATAGAAATCTTATTGAAAATAAGAGAAAAACTAATGAACAAGTAACATCAACTAGTAAAAATATTACTGTTACTAAAATACCAGCGAATATTGCAAAATCAACTGGTGCTAACATTAGTAATGTAGATATTAAACAAGATGCTAGTGGTAATATTATTGCAACACAATTAAATCAAGGAAAAAGTAAAGCAAGTAAAGAAAAAGTACTGTCTGATACTGAAATGAAAGAGTCAGATGAAAAGTCTGAAAAATATAATCCTTGGGCTATTTGTCATGCACAAGTTGGACCTAAAAGAACTCCAAAATTTGAAAGATGTGTTAAAGCGGTTAAAAAATCTATGGCGGAAGGAAAAAATCCTTTTGCTGTAATTTTAGAAAATAAAATCGTATCTTTGCTTGAGAAACACATACAACCTAAAATGAAAAAGGCGGAACTTCTTGATTTAATTAGTAAACAGAAAATGGATAAACCTATTGGTAAAATAAGTACTATTGGTGTTATGGAAGATGATACAAAAACAGCACCAACAAAACCGAAAACAAAACCTGATACTAAACCATCAACTAAACCATTTGACCCATTCAAACCAAAACCAGGTGTAAATCCAAAACCAAAAGCAAAAAAAAGTGAAACAAATGAGGCGGATTCACCAACAATAGCACCAACAAAACCGACTACTAAACCAGGAACTAAGAACCCACCAAAACCAGCTCCATTTGACCCATTCAAACCAAAACCAGGTGTAAATCCAAAACCAAAAGCAAAAAATAAAATGCCAGAATGGTTAAAATTTAATAATTTAGGACTAAATTTAAAATAATGAGTAAGAATAAGAATATAAAAGAACAAATAGATTATGGTGATTATCCAGAAAGGATACACCCAAGTATTCAAAAAAAACTTGAGAGGGGTGAAACACCATATTCACAACATCAAGCAATGCCTGAAGGTGAAAAAAATTTTGACCAAATAGTTGCGTCAAAACGTTTCAAAGATGTTGTTGATAAGTTCGCTCATTATGCTGGAACTAGAGAACCATTAAGGGGTGCAAATCCAATGATGAGTTTGATGTCAATTGCTATGAGTATGGTTCAGAAAATAACAAGTATTGAAAGAGCTAATAAAACATACTTAGAAAAACTAGCTGTTGATTTAGTTATGAAACAAATGGGTATACCAAAAGGTAAAATTAATTATATTGCCAAATTGGTACCATACGGTCAAGTTTCGAGTGAACAACCTATGTTAGGTCAAGAAGAGGAATTTTCTGATGAGGAAATTGAACAGGCTTTTAAAGAAAAATCTGAAGAAATTGAAGATGAAAGTGAAGAATTTACAGATGAACTATTAGCGTTTGAAGATGCATTCGAAAAGTTCAATCTTGAAAAAGCAAAAAGACGTTTCATGAATTCGTTAATTCAAGGAGCATCTAAAAAAGGTCATTATATGTTTGAACTTGTTCGTAATGAACTTGAAAGAATTAATCCTGAATTACTAAATTTATACGGTGTAAGTCAATCAGCGTTAGATTATCTATATTGGATATACCCAGAGGAGATGGTTCAAGCTGCTGCAGCTAGTGGTGAAGGTCAAGCTGGTACTGAAGAAGTTGATACACAAACTGACCCCCCAACAGTTAGAGCGGTTGGTGCAACATTTCCTGTGTTAGTACATGAATTACTAAAAGGTACATATGAGGTTCTGGCGGCACATGGATTACCATCTGACCCAAGACAAGCTGAAATGGTTGTACAATCTGAAGATACATTACCAGCCGAAATTTGGGATGTTCGTCTAGGTCCAGTATTTTGGGAAAAATTCTTAGAGGCATATCCAAATGAATTATTCGAAGACGATAAAGTAATAATTCAGAATTATCTATTTAGTCGTTTTTCAATGATTGACGCAAAGGAATTTATGGATGTTGCTCAGATGATTTTATCTGGAAGTCAAGAAGGTAAAAAATATCTTCAAAAGATGGTGGATGAGATTGTTTCTGAAATCAAAGACCAAGAATATCAAGAGGCTATGAGTGATGATGATGATGATGATGAAGATGAAGATGATTTAGATGATTTCTTAAAAGGTCTAGGTATTCATACAAGTTAAAATTTATCGGTTATATAGGTGCTTAATCCCCAATTGTTGTACAAACGGTTGGGGATTAATATTTATATGATATGAGTTTTACAAAAGAACAATTAATTATTGAATATACTAAGTGTGATAAGAACACACCGTATGCCTTAAAAACATATCTTCAAACATACGACAATACTGTTTCTAAGTATGTACCATTAGAATTATTTGATGACCAAGAAAGTTTGGTTATTGATTATGAAAACTATAATGAAAACATTGCATTAAAATATCGTCAGGCTGGTGTATCAACAGTAACCGCTGCTTGGGCATCAAAAAAAATAGCTTTTGCTTCTAAGAAAAAACCTGAGAAGATATTGATTATCGCAAATAAACTTGATACCGCAGTTGAATTTGCAAACAAGATTAGAGGGTTTACAGAACAATGGCCTAAGTGGGTTAATATTGATTTTGCCGCAGAGAAAAATTCAC